GATAAAGATCATGCTTTGGTTTGCGACTTTGAGAGAAAAGACCTTGAGAAAAAAATCAGCGTCTTAGAGAGCAAAATCAATGAGCAAGCAAGACAAGCTACTAAAATTCAGCTTGATGATGATGAGCTGGTGGATCGAATTGATAGACTAGAAACAAAAATTAAGAAGATGCAAGAATAGGATTTTTCTTTAAGCGTTGTTTATGTAGCGCTAGTTGATAATCAACCGTATTAAGCACATTAACTTCAAGTTTACAATATTCATTAAGATAATTTACAGCTTCAGGCACTTTTTTAATAAAAAACTCTGAATCTTTACAAAGATAGGTATCTTCCAAGATACGATGAAATCCCATAATTCTACAATCTACAAGTTTCTTTTCATGTCTAAGAAATGATGCTAAATCTGAAAATAATCCATCCAATAAAAAAGTGACTACATCATCATCTCTATTATCTAAAGCAAGCAATGTTAAGATTTGATTGTATTTTAACAATGCCCCATTATATTTGACCAGTCGTTCAAGCCAACTTAAGTCGTCAAATTTTTCTTCACTCATGTGTATCTCCTTGAGGGTTGAGGTTGTTTAATAACAATGGATTAAATTGTTTTATTTCACTTTTGATTAAGCAGTTGCAATAAAGGCTCATGATTTGCCACTCTCTCAACCGATTTTTGATAATATCCTTCATCTCTCTCCATGCTTTGGTTTGCGACTTTGAGAGAAAAGACCTTGAGAAAAAAATCAGCGTCTTAGAGAGCAAAATTGATGCACAAGCCAAAGATCAAGCAAAAATCCTTATAGGTGATGATGATCTATCTGATCGATTGGATAAGGTGGAGGAAAAGATCAAGAAGATCAATGCGTCTTTGCCTTAACATTCGCAAGACGATTGATATAAAATCTCTCATCGATACCATACTGATGAAATAAGTTTCTCATGCGATCCCTACTGATATCAAACATTCTCGCAAGACCAGCAAAGGACTGAGCTTTATCTAAAGCCTTCAATATCTCATCTTTTGAAATTTTCTTGAGTTTAGGCTTATCTTTGGCCTTAGAATGGCGATGCATTTTTTCTTTTTTAATTCCAAGCTGGTCGCATTTAAATCTAACGGCCGAGATAGTCACGCCCAACTCAGAAGCGATCTCTTTCCAAGTTCTATCTGATGAAACAGCCTTGATAAGATCTGCGTCGCTAATCCTCTTTGATTGAACGCCCTTTTGTGGCTTTGTGTATTTACCACAATAACCTTGATAAACCTCGCCTCTTTCGATCATATCCTCGATCATGCACAATCTAGGATCTAAATCATATTGTCTCATCTGATCCTCCATCCATCTTTAAAACAGCCTTTTTTAATCGCCCACCATATCGCCTCTCAAAAGATCTGATCTTAGATATCACCTCTTGATCAAGGATGTGATGCACCCTTTCCAACTTCTCGGATGTGCCTAGAATAAATCCTCCATCGATCCACAACTGAATCAGTAATTTGTTTCCATACATGTCAATCTCCTAGATGAAACAACGGTTCATGATTGCTTATTCTCTCAATAGATTTGCGATGATAGTTCTCATCCCTTTCAATGCAAATGAAACGGCGATTTGCGTTCATGCAAGCGATGGCTGTTGTACCGCTACCACTGCAATTGTCTAGCACTAGTTCGCCTTCGTTGGTATAGGTTTTGATTAGGTATTCAAAGAGGGCAACGGGCTTTTGAGTTGGGTGTTGCCCTCGTTCACAATCAAAATATAATGTGTTTCTTGGATAGTTTTCATATTCTTTGCTTGTATGTTCTTTGTACTTTTGATTTGTTTTGTCCCCATACATCTGCCTATTGAAATCATTGTTCTTTGTCCGCTTTGTACTTCGTACACGATCATCAAAGTTAAAAGTATATGGATCATGAAACTCTTCTTTCATAGCTTGCAAAGTTTCAAAGTTCAAAAAGCCCTCCATCTGGTCAATCTTGAAACACTGTATCAATTGATCATAAGTTTCTTTTGTGCATAGATCAAACTGTGATGATGTATATCTAAAGCAATGATCAACACATTGACCAATAACAGCTATGATATGTTTTTTTGATAATCCTATGAACTCATGAACTTTCTTAAAATACGCTCGTAATTCCTTGTTAAATTGTATCTCTATATCATCTTTTCTAGGTGGTCTAAACACAAGTACATTCTCAAAATATCTATGTGGTTGTATGCCTACTAAAGCAAAATTTGAATGTTGGTTCTTTATCCACACATAATCATGATTAAACCATGTTTCTTTGAATGTCATGAGCTTTGCACAGAACATGCCTTGTGCTGTCAAAACAATGTTCCCATTATCCTTGATCACTCTTGCATACTCAGCCCAAAGTTTGCCCATGTCAATAATAGAATCCCATGAACATGCTGTTGTACCATAAGGCAAATCACATAGGATCATATCAACGGATTTGCTAGGAATGGATGGCATCAGATCAAGGCAATCGCCCAAGTGTACCGTGTTTTCTTTTAGCATTAGTGATTCCTCATCGCCTTGATATGCGACTGAACAAAGTTAAGTTTATTCTTGACCGTTGGAGATGTAGCAGGCAAAGGCTTATCAGCAACGATCTCGCTATCACGCCAAAGCCAATTTATGACATCGTATCTAAGAGCATCTAACGGATCTTCTCGACCGTCTTTTTTAGGCGTTTCTTTGCCATCCCAAGCATAAGACAAAATAGCTTTTCTGAATGAATTCCCAATAGAGCTTGCCCCTCGTTCCCATACTTCAGAGGTGCATAAAATTCTTCTTTGATGGATCAGCCTTTTTACTCTTTGAATACCGTTTAAAATGTCTGTTCGTATTGGATCAGTGCACCACCTAAAAGGCATCCCTATACCACCTTGATCAGGATGCTTTGAAAGTTCATGAAAGGCTGATTGGGCTGTACGATCTGATCTAGCTGATCCAGCCTTATCACCACTTGCCCCGTCTAGTAAAATGCGATTGGGATATCGTCTAGCTAGATCACGAGGGCAAGCTACCTTTAAGATTTCTTTAGCAAGTTCTGAAAGCGTGATTTCTTGAGGGTTGATTTCAGCACAGATGACATCAGCTTCTAAGGTTGGATCATGTGCCAAGATCAGAACGGAAGGTTTTCTAAAGCCAAAGTCAATGACAAGCCTTGATGACATGCTCTGATCATATTTCCAATTGCTGATAACATGGCTTGAAGTCCATTCGGAATAAATCACGCCTTGAGGTGGTCTAGGTTGATTTTCAACCATTGCCAACCGTTCAGACTCAGGCAAATTCTTGACGGCATCAAACCAAGCTTCTGAGAGGTTGGCTTTATTGACATGGCTAGCATAGAAGATTGGCGTGCATCCCGCCTTTTCAGCAAAATCAACCCACCAAGCACCCCAAACGGGCAAGCCTACCATGATCATCTTAGGCGATGGGCCTGATCTAAGACGCCCCAAGGTTTTCTGAGCGACCTCTTCAGATAGTGTTTGACACTCATCAATCAAGGCAAGCCCCGAAGTGATATTAAGGCCTTCAAGAGGGTTATGTGTAGCGTCCCTTGTGCCTGGTCTAAAATAAGATCGACACCAAACGACATGCCCATTTGGGGCAGTCCATTTGCCTTCTTGCTGATGATAAATCCAACCATAAGGTACAAGCCATTTCTCCAACTCAGGGCCTAAAACTGATCTATAACGGGGGGCTGTATCAGTGACTAAGAGAGACGATTTATTGGGATGTATGCTTGACCACGTCCATAAGGCGAAGACTAAAGCTGAAGTCTTGCCGCTACCCCAACCAGCACGAACGGCAATAAATGGATCGTCCGAATAGATCAAGCGATCAATCAGATCAACTTGTAAAGGATTTAATTTAAGCTCAATATCAATCTTCTTCATCGCTTTGATCTTCTATTTCAGGCAAATCATGCTTGATCTCAATTGATTTTTGATGCTTCTCTTTTTGCACCTGCTGAATCACATTGATGATAACCTTTGAGTCATCGCCTTTAGTGTTCATGTCAATGGTCTGCTTCTCTCCAAACTCTAGAGGAAACTTTCGAGCGAGTAGCCATTGGGAAGCTCTGACATCGTTC